ATAGTGGTAATTAAAGAATTAAATAAAGCAAGTGGTGTGTGGTCAATGCAAAGTCAATTTCAAGCAAAAAAAGATGATACATGGCCAGTTAGATTATTTAATATAGATTATTTAGTAGTAGCTGGTGGTGCAGGTGGAGGAGGAGTAAGAACTGGTGGTGGCGGTGGTGCAGGAGGTTATCGTGCATCAGGTTATGGACCATCCCCTTTACAAGGATCGACGTTAGAAATAGCTGGAGGAGATTATACAATTACGGTTGGAGCTGGAGGTGCTGCTAGAACTAGTGATGAAGGTGTTGGTAATTCAGGAACAAATTCAATATTTTCAACTATAACATCAGCAGGTGGTGGAGGTGGTGGCCAAATAGGAAATGCTGCTGTTGCAGGAGGATCTGGTGGTGGAGGTGGATATTCGGGATGCACACCTAATCCAAATGGTAGTTCAGGTGGAGCCCCTGGAGCTGGTAACACACCTCCTGTTAGTCCCCCACAAGGAAATGCTGGTGGTATTGGATATAAATGTGGACCAGGTTATGGTTCTGGTGGTGGAGGTGGAGCTACAGCCACAGGTGGCCATGGTTCAAGCAGTGCCGGTGGTGCCGGTGGTGCAGGAGCCCCTAATAATATTAATAATAGTTGCACAACATATGCTGGTGGTGGAGGTGGAGGAGATTATACTCCAGGACCACAACCGTCTGGTGGAGCTGGTGGTGGTGGAGCTGGTGGTGCAAATTCAGCTGGTGGTAACGGAAGTGCTAACACAGGTGGTGGTGGCGGTGGATCAGGTAATAACCCAACTGGATCATCAAATTGTAATGCTAGTGGTGCAGGTGGATCAGGTATTGTAATTGTAAGAGCACCTAGTGATACAACTTTTGCGGTATCCCCTGGAACAAACAGCACGTCTACACACCCTGGTGGTGATAAAATAGCTACGTTTACAGTTTCAGGAACATTGACAGTTTCATAAGAAATGTTATATTAAGTTCATAAAGATATATGAACTTAACAAATTATTATTGGTATTTTCAATCAGCAGTTCCTTCTAGGATTTGTGATGAGATTGTAAAATATGGTAAATCATTATCTGATCAAATGGCTTTAACAGGTGGACTAGGAGCTGATCCAAAAAAATTAAATAAAAAACAAGTTGCAGATTTAAAACAAAAAAGAGATTCTAATATTGTTTGGATGAACGATAGATGGATATATAAAGAAATACAGCCATACGTACACCAAGCAAATACAAGTGCTGGTTGGAATTTTCAATGGGACTTTAGTGAATCTTGTCAGTTTACAAAATATGAAAAAGGCCAATATTATGATTGGCATTGTGACAGTTGGGATAGACCATATATTAGAGAAAATGCAAACGATCCCTCTCATGGTAAAATAAGAAAATTATCTGTAACGGTTACTTTGTCTGATCCTAAAGAATACAAAGGTGGTGAATTAGAATTTGATTTTAGAGACAAAGACCCTGATAAAAAACCTAGTATTAGAAAGTGCACAGAAATATTACCAAAAGGTTCTTTAGTTGTATTCCCTTCATTTGTATGGCATAGAGTTTGTCCAGTTAAAAAAGGTTCAAGATACAGTTTAGTTATTTGGAATATAGGATGGCCTTATAGATGAGTATGACTTTTCCAATGCAACTACAATTAGAGGAGTATTTTAAATGTCCTATATGGTGGGCTGATCAACCTAAGTTTGTAAATAAATTAAATAAAGCTTCTGATCCTTATATTAAAATATCTCAAAAAAATTTAAAAAAACAAATAAATGAAAGAAACAAAAAATTTGGTGATAAAGGGGATATGGGTAATGTGTTTCATTCTACAACTTTAATAGGTGATCCTAAATTTAATGATTTAATAAAATATATTGGTGCAACAGCACATAATCTATTAGGCGAAATGGGTTTTGATTTAAAAGACTACCAAGTATTTACAACAGAAATGTGGGTTCAAGAATTTGCTAAAAAAGGTGGTGGACATCATACCTTACATACACATTGGAATGGACATATATCTGGATTTTATTTTTTAAAAGCTAGTGAAAGAACATCGATGCCAGTTTTTGAAGATCCGAGAGCAGGAAATGTTATGAATTTATTACCAGAAAAAGATAAAACAAAAATAAGTCATGCAACATCACAAATACATTTTAAAGTTAAACCTGGTCGTATGATATTTTTTCCATCTTACATGCCACATTTATATAGTGTGGATATGGGATATGAACCGTTTAGATTTATACATTGGAACTGTCAAGCAATACCGAAAGGAGTACTTAATGTCGTTCAAAAAAAATAAATATAGTGTTTTAAAAAAAGCAATAAGTAAAGAAATGGCTGATTTTTGTTATGCCTATTTTTTAAATAAAAGAAAGGTTGCAAGATTTTTATTCGACCAAAGATATATATCTCCTTTTACAGAATACTTTGGAGTGTGGACAGATGAACAAGTTCCAAACACATACTCACATTATTCAGATATAGTAATGGAAACTTTATTACAAAAAGTAAAACCTATTATGGAAAAACACACAGGCTTAAAATTATCAGAAACATATTCTTACGCTAGAATATACAAACAAGGTGATATTTTAGCTAGACACAAAGATAGATTTAGTTGTGAGATATCAACAACACTTAATCTTGGTGGTGATGATTGGCCTATATATTTAGACCCAACAGGTAAAAAAGGTCAGGCTGGTATTAAAGTTAAATTAGAACCAGGTGATATGTTAATATATTCTGGTTGTGATTTAGAACATTGGAGAGAAGAATTTAAAGGTGACCATTGTGGTCAAGTATTTCTACACTATAACAAAAAAGGCTCTAAGATGGCTAAAGAAAATGAGTTTGATACAAGACCATTTATAGGGCTACCTGCATGGTTTAAAGGCTTTAAATTACCAAAATAATATAGTAGAATAATAATCTGGCGGGAGATATGCCACCACACCATCTCCTGCCTGATTATTATAGGATTATTATGCTACAAAAAATAGGTTTTCAACCAGGTATCAATAAACAAATATCCGCAACCACAGCCGAAGGCCAGTGGATAGATTGTGATAATGTTAGATTTAGATACGGCACCCCGGAAAAAATAGGTGGTTGGAGACAATTAGGAGACAGCAAATTAACTGGTGCAGGGAGAGGTCTTCATCATTTTGTAAATAGTAAAGGTAGAAAGTATGCAATCATAGGAACTAACAGAATTTTATATGCTTTTTCTGGAGGTATATACTATGACATACACCCAATTAAATCTACAACAACGCTTACCAGTGCATTTAGCACAACCAATGGATCACCAACTGTTACAATAACTTTCAGTGGTTCTCATGGTATTGGAGAACAAGATATAGTTTTATTAGATAATTTTAGTTCAATAACTGGATCTAATTTTGCAGCGACAGATTTTAATGATAAAAAATTTATGGTAACAAGTGTGCCATCTAGCACAACTATTACAATTACAATGCCATCAAATGAATCTGGATCTGGTGCAACCACATCTGGTGGCATAAGAGTACAACACTATTATCCTGTAGGACCAGCTGTGCAAGCAAAAGGTTTTGGTTGGTCTCTTGGATCTTGGGGAGGAACTACAACTGGAGTTGCAACAACAACTATAACATCTGGTATTAATAGTTCTACAACTACAGGAATTATTTTAACAGACGCTACTTTGTTTCCAACAACAGGAACTAGTTTTGTTAAAATTAACGATGAAGAAATATCCTATACAGGAATATCAGGAAGTGAGCTGACTGGTGTTACAAGAGGTGTAAGAGGCACAACAGCCGCTTCTCACAACGGTGGCGACACTGTAACAAATACAACAGATTTTGTGGCATGGGGAGAAGCAGCATCTGGTGATTTAGTATTAGAACCTGGTATGTGGTCATTAGATAATTTTGGTGATAAAGCGATTTGTTTAATTCACGACAGTGCAGTTTTTGAATGGAACTCAGCCTCTGCAACAGCAGAGTCTACTAGAGCAAATATTATATCTGGTGCACCAACTGCATCAAGACATATGTTAGTGTCTACACCGGATCGTCACTTAGTATTTTTTGGAACAGAAACAACAATAGGTAGTCCCTTAACACAAGATAATATGTTTATTAGATTTTCAGACCAAGAAGATATAAATACTTATACACCTACAGCAACAAATACAGCGGGTACACAAAGACTAGCGGATGGATCAGAAATTAGAGGAGCAATCAGAGGTAGAGATTCGATTCTTGTTTGGACCGACACGGCTTTATTTACACAACGTTTTGTTGGTCAACCATTTACCTTTGCGTTTGCACAAGTTGGAACTAACTGTGGACTAGTTGGACAAAATGCATGTGTAGAAGTTGATGGTTCTGCATATTGGATGTCAGAGAATGGTTTCTTTAGATATGCTGGTAAACTAGAGTCACTACCATGTTTAGTAGAAGATTTTGTATATGATGATATAAATTTAACATCAGGTAACCAAATGGTGTCTGCTGGTTTAAATAATCTTTTTGGTGAGATTATGTGGTTTTATCCAACTTCCTCATCATCTGTTGTAAACAGAATGGTTGCGTATAACTATTTTGATTCCTCACCACAAAGACCTGTTTGGACAAACGGAACTTTAGCTAGAACAATGTGGAGAGATTCTGCAGTATTTGGAGTACCACATGCAACAGAATATAGTGCAGGGGTAGATACGTCTTTTGATGTTGTAGGAAACACTGAGGGTTCTACAGTATACTATGAACACGAAACAGGGACAGATCAAGTAAAAGGATCTGCAACAACAGCCATTACGGCTAATATATCTTCAGGTGATTTTGATATTACACAACAGCAACAAGGTGTTGCAAATATTAGAGGAGATGGAGAGTTTATAATGAAAATTAGAAGATTTATACCAGATTTCATATCTCAAACAGGTGATACACAAGTTACATTACAATTAAGAAATTTTCCTAACGATAGTCAATCTAGCTCTGCGTTAGGACCATTTACTGTAACATCATCTACGCAAAAAGTAGATACACGTGCAAGAGCTAGAGCTATTGCATTAAAAATAGCAAATACAGGATCTAGTCAAAGTTGGAAGTTAGGAACTTTTAGATTAGATATACAACCAGACGGACGTAGATAATGGCAAAGATAGTGCAAGTATTAACAAGACCTAGTGCAGAATATGATTTACCTACAGCAGAAGCTCAGGTAAGAGATCTTGATGCTATTGTAGAAAAATTAAATACAACGTTTCAACAAGAATTAAAGGATGAAGTAGAGGCAGAAAACTTCTTTTTAAATTAATGGCAAATAGTTTTATAAATAAAAAAGCAGATTTAACTACAACAGATCTAACTACACTGTATACAGTGCCTAGTTTCAAAACAGCTGTTGTTAAATCATTGATAGTATCCGAGGACGCCGGATCAGGGAGCACGATAACTATAACTTTAGTAAATGCTAGTAGTGCTATATTTAATTTATTTAAGGATAAAGCTATAGCATCTAAAGCAACAACAGAACTTTTGTCTCAACCTCTTATAATGGAAGAGGGTGAAGCATTAAAAGTACAAGCTGCTGACGCGAACGAGCTGCACGTCATAGCTTCAATATTAGAAATACAGCCGCGAGAGGTAACAACATAATGAAAGATCTACCAGTCATAGAACCAAAAGAAGTAATAACAACAATAACCAACATGAAGACAGGCGAAAAATATAAAGATGATGCTGATTGGAAAGCAAAAGGCATACCTGAATCTGACATAAGAAAAGATGTTAGAGTGATAATGCCTAGCCTTGATTTATTCGGAGAAACAAAATAAGATAGATAGATGGCCATAACAAGATCACAACAAGCAAAACAGATGTTACAAGAAGGTGGAATGACCTTTGGTGTTCTTTCTGATAAACCAGATATTTCTAGAGAAATAGAACAAAAAGTTATTGATCATGAAAATGAATACATGGAAAGAACTGGTAAAGTACCACCAGAGTTTTACGGAGAAAAATTTAGAATTAAATTAATGGAAGAATACATGAATAGACAACCAAAAGCTAATGGTGGAGGTATGTCTTTACAAGACGCTAAAGACATGGCACCAAAAGGTGAGTTTCTTGCGTATATAAATCGTAAAGAAGCTGACATGTTAAAAAAAGCTGGTGGCTCTGGCGCCATGACAAAAGCAGGTATTCCAAGTTTTGATAGAGATGAAGCCATGGGTATGGGTGGTAAACAAGGTCCATCTGGCGGAAAATCAGGCGGTGGTGGTGGAAAAGGCAGAGATCTTGACTTTCAACAACGTGGTATGAGTAAAGCAGATTATGCTGCTACTTCGGGAGATAGAGGACAGAATTTTGGTGGGAGAAGAAATGTAGTTCAAACAGTTTTAGACACTCTTAAAAAAGGACCAATTTCTTTTCAACTTGCAAAAGGTTTAGTTGATAAATTTGGTCGTAGAAGTTTTAATCCTGATGATTTATTAGGGACTTCAGATTTTCAGGGAACAAGATCGTCC